ACTACTAGAACTAGAGAATTCTCGTTCCATTACACAGAAGGGGTTAGGAATCAGGTAGAACAAGTCGCTAGCTCCATAGGAAATGTATTCTTTGTAAATAATGATGGCTTAACCTTTGTAGGAGAAGAGCATGATCAAGACCCAATCACTGGATTAAATGGATTACCCTACACAGGTATTCACTTTGATGGGAAGGGACTTGAGAAAGTTGGTTTGAACTTGTTCAACAAGTTCAAAGAAGTTAAAGGATTTGATTAGTGAGTATATATTATTATGAGCAACCTAAACGAAACTTATCAAGTCTATGGCGCTATTCCTTCTGAAAAAGTAAAATCAACTGTTAAGCAGAAGGATTATGTCCCAAGGAAAGGAATTAAATTTCCTTTCACTAACTCATCACAGGGTTATGTAGCCGCCTCTGTTGAGCTAGAACTAGCTAAAAGTAATTTAGCTCAACTACTAAACACGACCCCAGGGGAAAGAGTAATGTTACCTAGTTATGGTTGTGATCTAGAGACCCTGCTTTTTGAGCCTTTTGATCAACAGCTTGTTTTAGAAGCTAAAGAAAGAATTTCTTATTCCATTTCTAGATTTATTCCTTATCTAGAAATTGTTACTATAAAAGTATATAGACTAGAGGAGACTAGCAAATATGGAGTCCCTTCACTATATATAAAATTATCATGCCAAATTAAAGATAATGAAAATACTTTATTTGAAGTGGACGTAAAACTATGAGTTTTCAAGGCACAACATCATCAGACTTCATGAAAATATTAAGAGAGGCTGACATAAAAAAGTCTGGCTTAATAGATTTTGCAGGATCTGATTTCGACTCAATAAGAGCTAATTTAGTTAATTACATTAAAGCTGTTTACCCAACTGACTACAATAATTTTGTTAGTTCTGATTTGGGCGTAATGCTAATTGATCTTGTGTCTTATGTTGGCGCAGTAACTTCTATGAAAGCAGATTTCTTAGCTAATGAAAATTATTTAAGAACCGCAAAAAATAGAAATAGTATTAAAAAATTATTAGAACTTATAGGAGTTAGATTAAAAGGTCCGACATCAGCTATAGGTAATGCTAGATTAACCTTCGAGTCCGATCCTTTTACTTCTAACCCTGCTGGCTCACTGAAGATCTCTTCTAGTGGTCGAGTTATCACGATAACTTCTCCACAAGATAATCAACAAGTTTCTTATACTTTGTATAAAACACAGAACGGATTGGTTCAATTTTCTAATAGTGATTCCTCTATAGAATTAACTAAAGAAGAAAGTGACGGAGCTGTAGGGCTTTCTTTTTCAAATTTAGTTTTAATTGAAGGAGCTTTAATCACTAAAACAGGATCTTTTAGTCCTGGTAACAACGTGAAGTTTATCCAGTTAGACCTGTCCCCAGTCATCGAAGGGTCAGTGGAAGTTTTTATTGAAGGGAATGAGGAGACCCGAGGACAGTATACTCAAGTAGATAATCTTTATTATGTTAGTGGAGCAGAATCTAAAGTATTCCAAGTTTTACCTGACGATGATTTCCGAGTTACTTTAGCTTTTGGGGATGATGTTTTATCAAAATCTCCGAATCCAGGAGATACTTATACAGTTACTTACCGCGTGGGCGGAGGATCTAGAGGCAACCTAGCAAAAGAATTCTTAAACGCCCCGCTAGATGTTATTGGACCTAGCTTAGAAAGTATAGAAGGTGTAATAGAAAATGTCACTCAAGCCACTGGTGGCTCAGACGCTGAGACTGTAGAACAAGCCAAGAAGTATGCACCTTTAGCTTTTAGAAGACAGGATAGGCTTGTAACTCTTAAAGATTACCAATCATTCTTTAACTCCTTTAGAGCTAGCTATGGAGTTGTTGGAAAATCTGTTACGGCTGTGAGGAGAGCTTTTTCATCGGCAAATATCATAGATATTTATGTTCTAGAAAAGGCAAATGATCTTCAATTAAAAAAGGCTAGCCCATCATTCAAAAATGAAATGATTCAAGCGGCTGAATCAAAAAAAATGCTGACAGATGATTTAGTTGTGGTTGATGGTTTGATTAGAACTTTAGATTTAATAATTACTCTAAGAGTTTCTAGAGAGTTATTAGAAGATGAAGAAGCAATAAAACAAAAAGTAGGACAAGTAATACAAAATTATTTTAAAGTAGATAATAGAGATTTTGGTGAACGATTCATCCCTCAAGATTTAGCAAGAGAAATTTTTGAACTTCCTGAAGTAATTTTTGCTACCGTAGACAATTATGATGGAGCAGTGCTAGTGGATTTTAATGAATTTATTCAGCTAAACAACTATACAATAAATATAGTGAGAGTCTAATGTCCAACAAAAAGTTTACACCTAATAATCAGAGATACTTTAAGAGAAATTTCTCTGAAGTTATTAATAAGCTAACCCCAGTTTACTACAATCTTGAAGATAGAAAACTTTTTGGTGAACAAGAAGATCCCGTCGATCTAGTAGTTAACTCTCATATAACTCTAGCCTCGGAAATTTCTCAAGTATTCTCTATGCCTGTAGGGACAGTATTTTCAGCCTTATCAACTTTTGACGGAATAGGAGCCTTCTTTAATAAGAGAAATACTTTTAGCGATATTGATAAGTTTAAGTTTGAAAAAACTGTTCTATTTCCATTAAATAAGTCTTTGGGGGATTTTCAGACCAGTGCTGAGTTTTCTCAATATATCAACTCAGATTTTATCCCATACCTAAACTCATCAAGATCTGACAAAGATTCAGTTGATGAATATTGTAATAAGCTAGGCTGGTTCTATTTATTAGCGACTAGCGGGGCTGCTGGTGATGTAGTTCAACCATCGTCTATTGTATCTGATTACTTTACAGATAACCTGTTCAATAAAAATGATTTAACTACCTACGACGCAATTAACGCACTTACAGAGTATCTATGGAAGAATGAGAAGGTCTATGTCCCAGACATATTCCTATCAGGCACAGGAGAGTATACTAGTGGGTATCAACAGTTAGAAAAACTTAAGACTCTAAACAGTATTATATACTCAAACTTATATTTAGACAGATTCGACACTTATGTTTCAGATGCTTTTGAAAACTATAAGCAATTACAACAATTATCAGTAAGATCAATAAGTAATGGTGCCTATGAGAGAATGATGAAGGCATTTTCTTTTGCCTTTGCAGACCAACAGGATGAGGCTAATCGTCTAGGCACTTTATATGATTTACAAGATTGTCCTGATGAGTATCTCCAAGAATTAGCTTATTTAATTGGTTGGAAGCTTGTAGGGTATGACAGAAATAAATGGAGAGTTCAGTTAGCTAACGCTCTCTCTATTTATAAGAAAGCAGGCACAAAACAAAGTATTCAAGCTGCTCTTAACAGCTTGTTCAGTGAGGATGGTATTGATTTTGATTCCCACATGACCGAACTATGGGAGTCTTACATACCATTTTTAATTTTATATGCTCTAGCTACTGAATCAACATTATTTAAAAACTTCTCTACACTATCAGTAGCTGACGCTGAAAGTTTAGGTATTGATAACTACGATTTTGATAACTTTGAGGATAATATCAGAGCAGGCGTAGATAATATCTTATTAAAATTATTTAAGAAACATCCTGAGTTATTTAAATTAGGGGCTGTCCCTTTCCCCCAAAACTCTGAAGATTTTGTCTTTAGATACAGAAATAAAGTTTACGAGATCCCACCATTTGAAGAGATCCCATACTACATCACTTCAGAGGTAACTGCTGATTTCTTAGACTCATTAGAAGAGTTTCTGTATTGCTATGGAGTCAATGAAGAATTTGCCAGAAAAGTCCGACAGTATATCCAAAGAAAAACTATAGATGATCATTCAGATTTTGCAATTGATAACTCTTGGTTGTTCTTCACCTCTTCATTAGAGATGCCACCTAACTGGGGTAGTTTAACTACTATTACAGAAAAGGATAAGGTTAAGTATTTATCTTTATGGAATGGAAAATCATCTCATTACTTATTAGAATTCAACGCAGATAGTTTCGATTTCTCTAAAGTTGATTATACTCCTGACTCTAAATATGCAATTATACAATCGGCTAGGTTAGCAGATGAGCTTTCTCCCGCACACGCGATCCCATTAACCAGAGCCTACCTAAGTGCCGTAGACGCCTACGATGACGCCAACACGTCATCGCTAGCAGAGATAGTTTACGATTATGCAGACTATCCTGCGTCTCTTAGCTCCATGTCTTTTGGGAACGTTGCTTTGAGCGGTCTGGATATCCTTCAAGGAAACTACCTAGAATTTAGTTCGCTCGGAAGAAGACTCACTCAATCAATTTATTCTCCATCAGCAGAGTTCGAGTCTGGGAGCATCAATGAAGGTGGGACCTTTAATACAAGTGCCCATGTGGTTGCCCCAAGAACCTCCCTAAGAAGAAGAAACCTGAAAAACGCTATTAACCTGTTTGGCTTCTATGACAGAACAGGCTTTAACCCACCAGTATTCAAGATAGGTAAAATACCAGGGTATACCTATCTTGAAGACTCAGAACTAATCACCAGAGGACTAATTCCATCTTCTATGGAGTTTAGGTCAACTGATTCCTCATGCAGTGGGCTAATGTCTTCTATTCCTGATGTCTATAAATTATGTTCTCCTAACCATGTAAATCCTTACTTTGGTTACTACTTAAGTTCTACAATTCCAGTAAGAGGAGAGCTACCTTACCAAACTGATCTTCAAGGATCTTCTATGTATGAGGATCGAGGATCTCTAGACCCTCTAATGTATTTGATCTATAAGATAGAAAGAAGGAAGGTAGAGGGACAGATTCAAAAAGAACTTCTAGAAGATCCTAGAACTTTTGCTGAAAATACTTATTGGTATAACTTCTCTGGGTCTGAAGCTAACCGAAGGATCTCTTGTGGTAATACTGCTTTAAGTTCTATCGACGGTTACTACAATTATTCATTTGGCAGAAAGCTGCACATGCTTTACCATCAGTATGTCACAGCTTTTAATTATCATCCACTAACAGCACAAAAATACTCTGAGACAGTTACTGACATAATCACTCACTGTTTTGGTAGTATTCTTAGGAACTCTGATTTTGAGTTGAGGGGAGACATTGCTAGAGATTTTAATTTATACACCTCTTCTCTCAATGATCCCAAACCTCTTACATTAAGATCTACAGTTTTCTTACAGAACTCAGAAGTTTATGATACAGTTACGCAATCAACCTCTGTTTACGGGATTGCGAAGAAAGCAGTAGCAGACTCAACGGTTGAGTTAGTAAATTCAAAACTTATAAAAGATGTAGATGTAGTTCACACGGCTAACTCTTCGACTAAGAACAGTTTTGAATTTTTAGATCTCCAAAACAATCAAGCAGGGTCATATGCTAAAAACAATACAATTGTAAAGCTAAAAAGCTTAGGCGGATTACCAAGGCTAAGATTCATTGTTGAAGGCTCAGACTTCACTGACGCATCAGGAATATTCAGAGCCGAGAACTTCTTGAGCCCTAATCACAAATTCAGCGTGACTATCAAAGGTTTAGCAGCATACGATACTGGAGAAAGCTCCGATGCTCAAATAGGTGTCTGGGTCCACACCGTAAGTAATTCAACTGGGCCTTTCGGCACTAGCTACCACTATAATCCTACGACCAGGGACTGGGACCCAGTATTCATAAAAGATATAACTATTGAAAATATATTAGAAAATTATACACAAGTTTTATCCTTTGATCAGAAGGATGTGACGGGTGTTATAACAAGATGTCTAGCCCCAGCCACAGATCTAGAAGGATCTTCTCTTACAACGATTGGAATTCCTAGTTATGCTAGTATAAAGACTGATCCTTTGGAGGTGTTCGAAGAACAGTATTTCTCAGAAGTGTCAGCCACCTTTAATACCATTTACGGGTGTAGAAGTGCCATGACTAGCTCTACTCATAATGTCGGACAGACATATGTTGTAGAAGTTTTTATGATTCCAAATCTAGACAACTATAATAAGTTTGTCCTCTTAGATAATATTAGTTTAAGAGATGATACTCTAAACGACTACACTAAGATAGATTTAGCCGGAGAGCCGATAGCTCCATTAAATTACTGGTTATGTGACCCAATTCAAATGGAGCTAACAGAGGAAGAAATCAGAACAATTATGAGATCATTCGCAGTCTTCTCAGGCAAAGATCGACCGACGGGCTTCCTCAGTAGAAGGTCAACCCAAACCTCAGCAGTCCATTATGATGAGGGTGGAAGTAGACTAAGTTACAGAGATTCCCCTGCATGGTATGGACCTACATTACATACTACTAAACAAATAACTAATATTAGTATACACTAAAAGGATTTAAAATGATTGGAGTAGTAGAAGTATACAAAGGTGATGAAAAGATAATTGAAGAGCCTAATATGACGATGGATCATTTAGGCAATCAAATTGCCTTTTGGATGTCTCTCCCTAGAGGATTCTCAGGGATAGAGACTGCTTCTGCTTTGTATGATTCGTCAAATTATACCGTTAGAGCAGCCAGCCTTGCGAAAGATGCTGATGGGTATAATCGACATGCTCACGCTGATCCTGTATCTAGTTTCATTGCGGCTGATGGTATTTTTAGAGTCTATTCTTACGAAGGAGACTCATCCACCAGCTATAGAACGGAAAAAGCCGCAAGCTTCTACGCGGCAGATTATCAGGGTGGTCCATCGAGTATTCAAACAAGATTTGCTGTATTGCCTGAAGATTCCAAACCGACTATGACAAGATTGGAATCTAAATCGACTAAAGTATTAGGTGTGCCTAGTAGTCTAGATTTAGGACATAATTTAAACTTAACTATCAGTGGAAACGCATACAAACCTGCTGGTTGCTACGCCCCAGCAGGAAATAGCACATTTTACGTTTGGAGTTCTATTCCAAATGTTAATGCCGCTGCTGGAATTACTAACCTAACAAATACCACAGGATTTAATTCAGCACAGGGTGTTACAGCAAAAGCTATTGATTCTAGAGGATTTATTAGAGTAACTCAAACTACTTTAGGTGAAGGGAAAACCAACGAGAGTAACCAGAGTTATTTTAATGGTTTACTAATATCTTACACAGGAGCACAAGGTTTATATAATAATTTTGAAGTAGCTCATGTTTTAGGTATAACTAAACCAGACTTCCTTTGCTTAAATTTCTTTGGAGGAGTATATACTATAGGATTATGGGGATTTGATGTCCAAAAGATGATTTCTAAAGGAATGTATCCTCCATACTCTCAATATGGCCTTGATGAGATAGATTATAAGTTATTTGCAAGAAAAACTTTTAATAGAGATCTAACCTATTATGAAGGAACTAGTCAGAATTTCTCAGAGATTCAGACACTAAAAATAAACTGGAAACTTAAGTTCGCATGAAAAATTTTATAGAAAATTTGAGTATTGATGGTCATCTACAGATCGCCAAGGTATTTCCTGATGGCGCTGAAGAGATTATCTTTGATGACCATAATATAATCGTTTCTGGTATGGGCGTAGGTTTGGCTCACTTATTCTCTTTGTCAGGCCCAGGTAATATACTTGAATATCAAATAGATCGCTTCCAAATAGGTATAGGCGGTTCTCAAGGCAGAGAAGTTGCCTCTACAAATGAATTAGCTTTACCTCTAAGCTCGCTTGAAGAGTATGGGGAGAACGCCTTGCTTTATGTATTAAATGGCTACCATGCTTATCAGGTAGACAATATAAGCGCAGGACAGGAATGGTTTGGCTATATACCACAACATAAAGTTAGCAGAGTGGGAGATAGTAGTGTTAGATACACTATCGTAATTGATAGAGATTGTGCTAATGATTTAACTACTTCTAGAGGGGCGGAATCTCCTATTAATGAGGTAGGACTGTTTATGAAGAATCCTATGGGCGAT